GATGTTGCTCAGTCATCAGTTCGTCTGAGTGAGGGTGTGGTGATCGTCGTTGATATTTTTTAGGGGTAATCAGTGACATTGTTTTTTCCTTTCGGGTTAATTTTGTGGCGGCGATGCCACTACGTTGCGATTCGGCTTGCCGAACGCTGTTATGTTATGTGATGTGATGTGATGTTGGGGTGAAGCTTCCCCCGGTTGTTGGGGAAACCCGCTGCGCGGTTTCCCCTTGCCCCCTTCCGGCTCGGGGGTTCTCGGTGCAAGGTTTCGCTCGCAAGTTCGGCTTTTTTTTATTGTCGTTTTGATCGTCATTTTATTATTGCCTTGATAGTTTGCCAGAGCTTTGCACCTGGTATTGTTTCCAAGGCTTTTATTTCCATGTCGGATAGTGTTCCTTGGTTTTGTACGCTTTTAGCTGAATTCTTAAGTAATTCCGCGTTCGCGCGTATTGTTGGTATTTGTTCTATTTTGTTGAGTGTGTCTTGAACTGTGTTACTGACTTGAGCTCGTGTTAGTGCCTGTTGGTGTTTAGTTAGTGTGTTGTTTTCCTTCAGGTTTTTGACTTGTTCTTCTACTATTTTTCTTGCGTTGTAGTCAGCAGATACATTCTTTGCAGAATTTTGGAATGTGGCTTGTGCTCCACCTGGTGTGGAAGCACCCTTACCGCCAGTGGCGGAAAGGATGGGGTTGAGTCCTGCGGCCCTTAGATCGGCAACCTCGCGTACATGAGCGGTATTGCTCATTCTTTCCTGCCATTCTCGATTTTCTCGTGCGAGTTTCTTATTGGCTCGGTTTGCTCGTTCGCCACCGGCGAAGCCGATGGCTGAGCTCACTATGCTTCCGATGCCCATTAGAAATGGTCTATATAACCCGGGGTGCCATACATGGGCATGGGTCGGGCGCAGGTTAGTTTATGGTAGAAGTCACATATGAATTGTGGTTCTGAAGGTACGGCTACCACCCGGTCGATAGGGGGGTAGTCCTGTATGAAGGCCTTGTTTAATAACGGCCTTGTGTCGAAGTCGAATGCAAGGTGCCATGCATCGAGTGTTGTTGTGTGTGACGAGCGCATAGCGCCGGTCACTATTGAAGGTTTGTAGCGGTATTCGGCGTAGCGTTCCTGGTATCCGAATACGTCCTGATCAGCGGCTGTTCCATCGGTATAAATTTCGCCTGATAATACGGCTTGTTCTCCGATGTGTGAGAGTGCAGGCCAGTAGTAGGCGAGTTTGCTTCGCCGTTTCCACATGCGATTGAGGCCTTGTTGGTAGGACATATCTGCACGGACGTTGCACATTCCTATTATATATCCGTGTTCTGTAAAGGATTTTACAAACCCGTGATTAGCGAATGATGCTACGCCTACGCCGCTGAGTCGTCCTATGTTGGACTCCGTTGTTTCGGCAGATTGGTAGATTGGGTTTACATTTACGGGGGTGTGGCCACCTCCGAGGTATTCCGGCCGTTGCAGTCGTGCGTCAGGTGAGACTACGCCGAAGTGTGAGCGGATTATTTCCGTGTACCTGGTGCCGCCTCGTGCGTCACGCTCGTACATTTTTTGGATTTGGAAGGCTTGGCGCAGTTGGTTTACGGTTGCAGAGTTAGAATTTTCCATGTCTGCAAATATCATGGGGGCGCCGCCGGACTGTGCGTCCATTTCTACCCATATGTCGTCGCCGCGTCCTTCCCAGGTGTAAGTTCGGTCGGGTAGGATCCCTGATTCCTGTCTGGGGCCAGCGCCTGCCGTATAGTTTCCTGATTGCTGTGAGCCAAGGCCAGTGACGGGTGCTGTGCCGGTAGAGGGTATTTCAACGGCTGGGCCTTTGAACGGCCAAGGTAGGCATGATGTGAAGTAGTCGTGCCGCTTGCCGCGGCGTTCTACGAATAGTGTAGCCCCGGGATCGTCTGGTCCGTCGTCTGTGGGTATGGTGCGTGAATCTTCTAGGTTTTGGTCTCGGAACCATTCGTTCCAGATAAGAAGATACGCCCTGAAAGGTAGTGACACGGCTTCGAGGTTAGGTACGTTTGTTGGTAAGCCGAAGTAATCGGCTAGTGAATCTTCTACGAATCCGTCGACGTAAGATGTGACCGGTGCCAGGTAGTCGGTTGTGTCTCCGGGGTTGTCTTGTTCGCCCATCATTTTTTCGAAGTTATCCCAGACAAGTCTGGTGGGGACGAAGAAGTAGAATGTCTCGAAGTACATATTATCCATTACTGGGAATATGGGTGTTGATAGCCGGCATATGCCGGAGGTTTTCAGATTGAATGTATCACCTGGTACGACCTCATCGAGGAAGAATGGGAATAGACCGCCTGAATCGATGGCGGTTTTGTAGGATGAAGATCGGTCGAATGAAGATCGGGGAATGTCGGCTTTCGCCGACCCCCCTACAGGTGAAGTTCCGGATTGCCATGTTGGCATTGATGATCTTGACATTTTTATGCCTCTTTTAAGGTTTTGGTAGGTTGTTCAGATACGGAGGTTTCTTGCCCGGGTACATCGGGAAGGGTAGCTGCCAGTTCGTGAAAGTTGATGAATCGTTTTTTGGTGTCGAAGAAAGTTCCTTTTCCTGTTTGTGGGTCGAATTCTCCCACCTGGAACATTGTAAAGTCTTCGGGGTGTCTTGATATTGCGTTGTCTTCGCTGAGTAAGTCGATGGCCGATCTCGTGGCCATATTACTGTTGAGGAAGTAAAACGGTAGATTATAGCTATCGCTTGCTGAATCATAGATTGCATACATCAAGTGGTTCATTGTTAAAGACTCCTAGTAAGTGTTTCGGTTTGGATGATTTTGCATTGTTCTTTGACACGTAATCTATCATTGCAGTTTTCAGGGTCAAAGATATCAATGTGTTCCGCCTTCGCGGCTTTGTAGAACGAATAGCTGTAGTCGTCTGATTCAGACCAGAGTTTTTCGTAATACTTGGGTACGGGAACTTTTTTCCCGTTATTCGTGAGATAGCCCTTAAGACAGTCGTCTTTATATTTTTCAAACCATTGTTTGCCGATGGCTGGTTTTTTTGATGACAGCAAGAATTCCGGGCGTTTGCCCTGGTAGTGTTGTTCGGAGTTTTCTCCGTTGATCTTTTTGAGTGAGTATCTTGCGACATATGCTGCTGATTGCTCCGTGACTGTTCCAATTGAGTGTAAGCCGTAAGGCCACGTTTGTTCAAGGCTTTTGGATTTGAATAGGGTGTTTTCTCCGTTTTCCTGCATGGGTTCTTTGTCAGGGAATCCATGGTTGAAGATTATAGCGTGATAGTGGGGTCTCCCTAGTTGTTCGCCGTATTCGCCACAGGCGAAGTATTTAATTTTACGGGGTGATATTTTCTCCCGCAGGCGGCGTATGAATTTCTGAAGATGCTCCGGTTGTATGGATCCGTCGCTTGGTAGGTGTTTTTCGTCGAAGGTGAGCGTTATAAATGCATTGTCCTCGTGCATTGAGGCTTCGTGCATGCACCGGAGCGCCCAGTCCTTCGAGCGTGCTAGTCTGCATCCGATACATCGTCCGCAGGGGAGTTTAACGGGTTGATCTTCTTGAGCGCCTTTCCGGCTAAAGACAATCCCGTATTTTCCGCTTTCGTTAGGCGATTTGGCCCGCCATCCGTCGATGGGGTAGTAGCAAGGCATAGAGCCACGCTACATCCGGTAGCCGCCGCGAGGTACGCGGTTGCTAAGATTCCTGTTGTTAGTACGTGAAGCGGTTTTTCTAAAAAGGTTCTTTGACCGTTTTTTTCCAATTTTTTTTCGTCTCATGGTGAATTTACTCCATTTTAGACTCGTTTTAGGTCCACCTGGGAGGGGAGTCAGGCCCCCCAGGTGGGGTTTTGGTCGGTTTACCGACCAGTAGGACCATATACATCAAGTAAGTATCATGGTCCCACGGCTTCCGTCAAGTGACTGACGGAGCCTTTCCAGCTTTTTGCGGGCGTCATGTGCCCTGAGCTGGTTTTGTATTGTATCGCGTTTAGCTCTTGCGCCGTGTAGACGGCGGTAATTTTTGTTTTGATTGATCACAATCATTTTTCAGACCCTTCAGGGGTGTCTGTAGTGCGCTCTAAGAGAGGTTTTGCCCAAGCAGGGGGTTGGCTAGGGTCAGGTGCGTCGTCGCACTGAGAGGCCTGTAGGTGATCTGTGGGGAGCCCCATTTGCTTTATTTGCTCGAAGTTGCCTTCATCGGTCATGAATTCGAGGTATTTTCCCGCGTCATTGTCGAATCTGTCGCGGATTTTTGCCGGTACCTGGTTAAACAGGGAGTGAGCGTTTGCGATGTAATCCATCGCCTGCTTGAAGTCGGGAGCTCCGACATAGTTGGCATATTCGGGACCGTATTTTGCGGCGTGTTCAAGGATGCCGGTTTTTTCGTATTTGCGCATGATTGTGTGGATATCACAGGTTTCCTTGTGATGTTGCTCAGTCATCAGTTCGTCTGAGTGAGGGTGTGGTGATCGTCGTTGATATTTTTTAGGGGTAATCAGTGACATTGTTTTTTCCTTTCGGGTTA